CAATGGCTAAGGTAGAGCAAGCCATGGGTGACCTTGAAAAAAAGGTAGAAGAATTGACTGCTAAGGTGAAGGCAATGGAAGAGAAAGCAGAAGAGGTAAAGGAAGCGGTAAAGATGTCCGCAGTAGTCCTTGAGTCTTTGGCAAAAGAGCCAAGTGATAAGCCTATCACAAGCCCAAATCAATTTGCAAAGCAGTTGAAAGTAGAAAAAAATGACAGGTACACCAACCTTCAAAGCGCATTTCAAAAATTAAAAAACAAATAAAAAAATGGCACTAGATTTATCAGGATTAACTAACTATGTGAAGGAGAATGAATTGCAGTTGACTTCTGCAGCCATCTTCTCTGCAAAAACTGCTTCTTTGATCGAAGCACTTGGTAACGTTCAGGTGGGTGTAAAATCCGCTGAAACTATCAACATCATGACTACCGATGCGGTATTCCAGGCAGGCGGAACTTGCGGTTTCAACTCCTCAGGAACTACCACTATCACTCAGCGTACTATCACAGTAGGTAAAATCAAAATTCAGGAAAGCATCTGCCCTAAGGCATTCGAGGCTAAGTACACTCAGAAGGCTTTGAGAGAAGGTTCTACCTATGACTACATGGCATACGCTGCTGAATTCTCTGCTCAGAAAGTTGCAAGAATCGGTGCTGCTTTGGAAACTGCTATCTGGCAGGGTAACACTGCTTCTTCTGATGGTCAATTGAACAAGTTCCAAGGATTTGCTACTATCATCAATGCACTTGGTTTCGGTGGTTCAGGTGACCCTATCAATGGTAACACAGGCAACCAGACTACTTTGACTTCTAGCAACGTGATTGCTGCGGTAGACATGGTATTCGCTGCCCTTCCTGCTGCCCTTTTGGACAAGGATGATGTGGTTATCTTCTGCGGAAACGATACTTTCCGTGAGTATGTTCTTGCTTTGAGAGATGCTAACTTGTATCACTACCCTGTAGATGCTGCTAACATGGAGTTGATTATCCCAGGTACTAACATCAAATTGATTGGTGTGAATGGCTTGAATGGTACTGACTACCTAGTAGGTTTGTCTATGTCTAATATGTACCTAGGTACTGACCTTTTGAATGAGCAAGATCGTTTCGAATTGTTCTATGCAAAAGAGGCTGATGAAATGAGATTCGTAGTTGAGTTCAAACTAGGATGTCAAATTGCTTTCCCAGATGAAGTAGTATTCTGGAAGAAGTACGTTGCTCCTTAATTCAAATCACGGGTAGGGGATTTACCCCTACCCTATTTTACTAATCTTAAAATACTATAACATATGGCTTGCGCATTAACTCAGAACTATACCCTTGACTGCAAAGATTCTATCGGTGGTTTGAAGGCAGTATGGTTTGCAGCCGTAGAAGATATTGCATCATGGACAGGTACTGCCGGAACTTACACCGGTGTTACTATGGATAGCGGTAAATATTTCTGGAAGTATGAACTCGTAAAAGAGTCTTCTAACTTTGCAGAGGCCGTAAATACCAACGTTCAAAATGGTACTGTATTCTACGCTCAGACCTTGGAGATCATCCTAAATAAATTGCAAGTGAACACTCGTAATGAGATCCTTCTACTTGCTAAGAATAGACTAGTTGCCCTTGTTCAGGATAACAATAACAAGACTTGGGTTCTAGGAATTGACAATGGACTTGATTTGACCGGTGGCGGTTCAGGATCAGGTACTGCATTCGGTGATCGTAACGGCTACACCTTGACATTCACAGGAAACGAGAAAGAACTTGCTGCCCTATTTACTGGCACTCCTCCTGTAGATTAATATTTGGTTTGTTGTTTAGATGTGAAAAGCAGCCCTAATTTTGGGGCTGTTTTTTTTGTGTACATACTTAAGGGTTTTAATATTTAAAGGTATGGTGATAATTGAGAAGGGTGCGAATAGCGTGATCTATATAGCCCTATTTGATAAACGAGAAACGAGCAGCAATTCCTATACCTTTCTATTTCAGCATGAAGTAACAAAGGAGGAAGTGACTTTAAACCTAACCGATGTGAGTGATTTCAAAGATAGATACTCAGAATTCGCAATCAGCCAAGCATCCTTTACAAGTAGCACAGTAGGCTTTTGGCGTTACTATGTTACCCAAACAGGAAGCGGTGCGGATGTTATTGCCACAGGGAAAATGGAGTTAACTGCACCTAATCTATCCACTACAGGAGTGGTAAGATACAACGGCTACAATGGTACTTATAAGACCTATACAACAGCATGATAAAATTATTCAAGTTTGACCAAGTGCCTCTACCCGTTTACAAAGAAGTAAAAGGGAAAGAATACGTTTACTATGGGGAGAAGAATGACTACCCTAACTACCTTCTAAGGATCTACAACAATAGCGCAAAGAATAACGCTATCATTACAGGCAAGGTAGACTACATCTGTGGAAATGGGTGGACTGTCAAGGCTGAAGATGAAATGCAGAAGGCTAAGGCATTCGGCTTGATTGATCGAATCAACACCAAGGAAGAAAGCCTTAACGAGTTGACTAAAAAACTTGTTACCGATTTATCTATTTTTGGAGGCTACTACCTACAGGTGATTTGGACAAAAGGCACCGGTGAAATTGCAGAACTTTACCATGTAGACTATTACAAGGTAAGAACGAACTTAGACAATAGTGAATTCTACGTTTCGGACAATTGGATCAAGAATGATAACGTCAATCCTAGACCTGATTTTGAGACCTATCCTGCATTCGATCCGAATAACACCACAGGAACACAGATCCTATACTTTAAAGAATACAGAGCAGGAGCAAATACCTACTCTCTTCCTGATTACAGAGGGGCTATTTCATACATTGAACTAGATATCTCTATCGGGGAATACCACCTGAACACGATTAATAACGGGATGTTCTCTTCTAAACTTATCAACCTAAACGGGGGTAAGGTAAGCCAGGAGGAAGAGGATCGAATTGAAAGACAATTCAAGGATAAATTCTCAGGATCTAAGAACGCAGGTAAATTCATGCTTGCTTTCAATGATTCAAAAGAAAACGAGCCTTCAATAGTTGACCTTTCCGGCACTGAATTAGATAAGCATTTTGACCTTTTGAATAAGACTGTACAGCAGGAGATTTTCACAGGTCATAAGGTGACAAGCCCTATGCTTTTCGGGGTTAAAACAGAAGGTCAATTAGGTGGCAGAGCAGAACTTCGGGAAGCATCTGAACTATTCCAGAACACCTATGTAAACGCAAAGCAGCAAAGCCTTGAAGAGGTAGTGAATTACCTTTTGAAATTCAATGACATAGTAGCAGAACTTGAGATCAAGAAAACTGAGCCTATTGCTTTCCAATTTAGCGAGCAGATTATTTCTACCAACATGACACAGGATGAAATCCGTGAGAAGTTGGGACTTGCTCCAATCGAGAAGAAAGAAAGCCAAGGCGCACAGGACATCATCAACTCATTGAACAGCCTTTCTCCATTGATTGCGACTAAGGTAGTTGAGTCTATGGATGTGAATGAATTGAGGGGCTTGATTGGTCTACCTATGAAGACTGAGATAGTGACTCCTGAAAACATAGGTCAAGAGCCTGCTGCTGCTTTCTCTGATCACCTACACCTTGAGTGTTCAATCTCAGAACATGATGCAGATATTCTAAAAAAGTTTGAAGGCAAAGGTGTTTCAAAGGATAAATTCAAGGTGATAGAAAGTTCAAAGATGCACTTCTCAAGCATGGAAGACTTCATTAAGCAGGATCTATTTGCTGAGTATCAATTGAATGACGTGCAGAAGAAGATCATCACTCAGATCCAACGAAATGATGCGGTGACTATCCCACAAATAGCGAAGGCTGTAGGGATTGATGAGGCATCCGTAATCTCAAGAATCAATACTTTGATAGATGACCAGGTGCTAGTAGAGAAGATATCAAGAGAAGGCTTGATTACTAGATCGGTAACCCGTACAGGTGAGGCGGCTATCAAGAGACTTGAGCCTGTTACTTCCTTCAAGGTGCTTTATTCATACGAGTTAAGACCTAACATTCCAGACCTAAAAGAAGGGTCTCAATCAAGACCTTTGTGTGCAGAATTAATAAAAAGAAATTTATTCTTTACAAGGGAAGAAATTCAAAACCTTTCTAATCAGTTAGGCTATAGCGTTTTTCAGTTGTGTGGTGGATGGTATACAAGACCTGGCACAAACATAAGAACTCCTTACTGCCGACATGAGTGGAAAAGAAATGTAGTAGTTGAAAACACATCACGATGAGCGCAAATGTTTTAATGATATCGGAACAATCCTTCAAGGATTTCACGGTAGCCTCCGCAAATATTGACCTGAAGAACGTAACTCAGGTGATTAAGATGACTCAGGATAGGTACATTCACCCTATCTGTGGGACTGCGCTATATGACAAAATCCTTCTACTCATTTCTAATGGCACTATAGGCCAAGGAGGGAATGCAGTCTACAAGACTTTCCTAGATAGTTACCTAACAGATACCCTTTTCAACTATGTCCTAGGTGAATTGCCAATGGCTATGCAGTACAAGTTTGTGAATAAGGGGGTAGTAAAAAGAAAATCTGAGAACATCACAGAGCCTACCTTCGCTGAATTGCAGAGCATTTCGCAGTACTACAAGGGATATGCTGAATGGTACGCAGAACGGGCTATCAATTACCTGTGCGCTAACTCTGAGCAGTATCCGGAATATTTGAATCCTGGTAGTGATGTGACTACTATCCAACCTGTGAGCAATCAGTATAAGGTGGCTATCAATTTAGGCCGTGGGGACTATGAAGATCACAGACCATACTCAGAAAGATACCAAGGGAACAGATACAAAAAACCATTCTAAAAATGGCTTATTCTAAAAACGAAAAAAAGTTAAAAGAATTTCTAAGCAAGCAGTATGACATTAGTAGACCTAGTCAAAAAGTTAAAAGCAATCCAAGAAGCGCACCCAATGATCCGAACATTCGGAGAGGGTGACATCTATGACTATGTAGATAATGGCGGAGAGATTCAATACCCTGTACTTTGGACTGTGGTACGGCCTGCAATCTATAATTCTACTACTCTACGCTACGATCTAGTCCTTCTCTTTGCTGATCTATTAACTGAAGACAAGAGCAATAGGCTACAGATTCAAAGTGATCAGATGCTCGTGGCTTTGGATGTGCTTGCAAAATTAAAACTTGATAATGACTACACCTTTAATACTGCTCCTAATTCGACTCTGGAATTCTTTCAGGAACGCTTTGATGACTTTACAGCCGGTGTATCAATCTCTGTACAGGTTACTGCTCCAATGCCTTTAGACCTTTGTTCCATCCCTACCGAATAATGAAATGAATATCTTGCAGAAAGATGAAATAGGAGTTCCCTCCACACTTGTAGCAGTCCTTGCGAATGTTTTCCAAGCCATAGGAATAGACTTCTTGAATGTGGTTTTGACTATGATCATTTCGCTTCTATCTATAGTGTGGCTAGTGTATAAAATCAAAAACGAAAAAGCAATCTTTGACAGCAGGAAAGATGAAGAAGGGAAGTAGTGCGCAGGTTAAAGTGACCTTTGGAAAAAGGAGAAACGGAAAGGCAAAGAAGGCCTATAGTAAGGCATTGAATAAACCTAAAAAGTACAGAGGTCAAGGAAGATGAAAAGGCCTATTAAATATATTGCAATTCATTGCACGGCATCTCAACCTACTGCTACTGTTGCAGCCATCCAAAGGCATTGGAAAGATACGCTAGGATGGAAGTCCCCAGGCTATCATTTGCTGATTGAGGCTAATGGCACTATTCATAGGCTCATGGATTTTAACGGAATAGCAAACGGGGTAAGGGGTTTTAATAAAGAATCAATTCACATATCCTACATTGGAGGGATAACCAAGGAAGGAAAGCCTGTAGATAACAGAACTGATGCGCAGAAAAAAGCCATTTTGCTGTGCATTAAAGAGGTGATTGAGTGGGCAGATAATAAGAAACTAATCATTCAGGGGCATAGAGATTTTCCAAATGCAAATAAAGCCTGCCCTTGCTTTGATGCGAAGGCAGAATACAGAGGGATAGTACAATGAAATTAAAGAACCTAAAAGCATGGAAGACTACAGCCCTAGGAATTATTCTAATTCTGGCTAGTATCTTGAGTGTCTTTGTGAAAAGTGTATCTTGGTCTGATGCTTCCTTCGGGATAGGGATCGGCCTAGTTTTAATCTTCAGCCCTGATACCATTTTAAGCAGGTTTGAAAAGTTCGTAAAGTAAAGGAAACCAAATATTCCCTAAATGGAATTAAACAAAATAGCACGCAATGTGCATTCTCTTTCACTAAGCAAAGAGGAAAACAGAGTAGCCCTTCTTTCGGATCTTCATTGGGATAATCCAAAGTGTGACAGGGATATGCTCAAGAGACATCTAGACTACTGCCTTGAAAATAAGATTCCTGTTTTTATCAATGGGGATTTTTTCTGTTTAATGCAGGGCAAGGGAGATCGAAGAGGGAATAAAAGCGACATCCTTCCTGAGCATAACAATGCAAAGTACTTAGATAGCATAGTAGAAACTGCTGTAGAATGGTGGTCACCTTATGCATCCATCTTGACTGTGATAGGGTACGGGAATCATGAGACTGCGATCATCAAATACCAGGAGACCGATATCCTTCAGAGATTTGTAGACCTATTCAACTACAAGAATCAAAGCAATGTTTACACCGGTGGATATGGCGGATGGATAGTTCTAAAATACGAGATCAAAACAAATACTTTCATGACTAAAAGCCTGAAGTATTTTCATGGATCAGGTGGAGGTGGAATAGTCACAAAGGGCGCTATTAACTTGACACGAGCCTTAGAGACCTATGAGAATATGGATGTATTCGTGATGGGTCACATTCACGAGAATGCTAGTAGAAATGATGTAAGGGACTGCCTCCACTACAACCAAGGTAAGCGAGTCTATGAATTACAGCAGAAGCAGATTCACCTTGCTATCACGGGATCTTACAAAGAAGAGTACGGGGATGGATCTCATGGATGGCATATTGAGAGGGGCGCACCTGTTAAGCCTGTAGGCGGTAGGATATTAACCCTACACGGAAGAAGATTGGTAAGGGATGGTTCAGAGAATTATGAAATATTAGTAGACTCCCATAAGTTTCCGCTATGAAAGTAGAACTATCATTCAACCTACCGGAGGAAGAGGAAGACTTCAGAGCAGCCATAAACGGGCAGAAGTTAAGGTCTATCACTTATGACTTTGACCAATGGCTTCGCAACCAAATCAAGTATGAAGATCTCACAGATGAGGAATATCAAACCTTGCAAAAATGCAGAGATCAGTTCAGGGCTATGTTTTATGATGAAGACCTATTTATAGTGCAATGAAAGAAATGCTTGATGATGAACGGATCAGGATTGCTACCATCTCTTTTTTGATAGGGGTGATACTTGCTTTTGTGGTGTACCCTAGACCAGAAGTAGAGACAGTCTACAAAACAGAAACGAAGGTAGAAACCGACACAATCTACTCTCATGTAGTGGATACTATTTATGTGCCAAAAACTAGGATTAAAACTCAAGTTTTGAGGGATACAGTACTAAAAGAATATCAGCCTAAAATAAGCCTATTTAAGACCTCCTTTCCTTCGGAGTATGGAAGTACCCATGTAAGCGGTGAAGTCCTTGGAGAAGTCCTAAAAATGACTGCTACAAACGATTTCAAAATACCTGTGGTTACTAACACAATAACCAACACTGAAACCAAGACAATAATCAAGAAGCCGAAGGGAATCTACCTGGGTGCAGGAGTGAATTCTCTCTTGCAACCTAGCGCAAAAGTTTCATATCTTGATAACAAGTACCTATTTGAATACCAATTCCAACCACTACAGGGAGTGCATCAGGTAGGGGTATCTAAAAAATTGTTTTAAATGTGGATTGAAATCGAAGTCATGCTATCAGGCCAAACCATTGACTGGAAATCTCTAGGCTTAGAGGTACAGCATGAATGGAGCAGGCGCATGGTAAGGATAGGGGACATCCAATATGTGCAGGAGTTACTGCATGACATCCAGATAATCTACTTTTATGACAATACTTCCTGCTTAATCAAGGGCAGGTATCAAGACATCCGAAGCGAGATCCTTCACCTAGATCAGGAAAGCGACCTGGATTAATTCGGATTTTTTCCGAATTAGTCCTCGTTTGCTATCCTATTTTTCAGTCTATTGTCCCTGTTCCTTTTGTACCTTTCCTCTTGTGTTTGAATCTTGAGAAGGACTAGGTAGCCGATTAAATCATTGATCACATCTTCATCATCCTTTTCCAGACTTCCGTTTTTTATCCGCTTGAGTTTGTCATCTATCCTGATAAGCAAACCTTCCCTAGGATCTAGTTTTGAGAAGATGCCTATAGGCTCAAGGGCAGAGTTTCCATACTTGAGATTCTTAGTGATAAGCAGTTCACGGATTTCTAGAAGATAGGATGAAATCTTATTGGCAAAATCATTCATGGGATAAGGTATTCAAAGATGAATATAAAGATCAAAGCAAAGATAAGAGAAAATCCAACTACTTTAAACAAAGATCTAGAACGTGAACTCATGGCACTCCTTGAATGATTTGAACCTATCCCCTTTCAGGTATTGACTTGATTTGAACTTTGACCTTCCCTTCTTAATTAGGAAGCCATCCTCAAAAAGGATGTAAAATTCATTCTCAGATACTACCTCATTGAATTGAATGTAGTCTATCCACCACTCAGCAGGCTTGCGGTTTTCATCCATGACTTTTGAAGCCCTTCCGAACCCAAAAGGATTCAAGATTTCGATTTCTTCCATAGTTTTTTTTGGCAATTTATAACCATAAAAAACTACACCAGAAAAAAATCTAACATTTTGTATAAAATATTTTCAGATTTATTTTTGTTTTTAATAAATAACTTTTATTTTTGTTTAATTATTAACCCAAACAAAAAACCAATGAACTACGAAACAGAAAATTTCTACGATCAAGAAATAGAATTCACCTACGAAGGTAGGGACTACGTCTGGCAAGGAGACTACTCAATCGAGTACACAGGAGAAGATGAAAGCGAATTTGCTCCTGCCTATGGAGAGATGGAGATCAGCATAGATCACACATCAAGCCTGTCTTATTATGATGAAGATCTCGAAAAGGTAGTAGAGGTAAAGCCTACTGCCTCAATCCTCATGGAATTAGAAATACAAATTGAAAGAAACTATTAACCAAATAAACACAAACCAAATGGAAAGATCACCGAGTATTCAAAACCTTACCCAATCCCTAGCCAAGTTTCACGCTATGGTCGGGCGCATTTCAAAGGATGCAAAGAATCCCTTTTTTAAGTCCAACTATGCAAGCCTTCCTCACATCATTACAGAAATAGCAGAGCCATTAGAAAAGGCAGGGCTAGTCCTATCTCAGTTCCCTAATGGGGATGGGCTTACCACTATGCTAATTCACGCAGATAGCGGTGAGTTTATTTCTGCTACCTACACCTTGCAAGTAGTACGGCAGAACGATCCACAGGCTCAAGGATCTGCTATCAGTTATGCAAGGAGGTATGCTATCACAAGCGTGCTGAATCTAGCCATTTCAGATGATGATGCAGAGGCAGCCATGAAGCCTTTGAGACAGGCACCTGCACCGGTGAAGGTAGCACCTACAGAGCAGCAGTTCGCAGGGATAGTACAGTACTTGAATGGAACTCCAGAGCAGCAGAAGACAGCCAAGGAGGCGCTAAAAAAATACACCTTAACCAATGATCAAAAAGAAATAATCGAAGGACTACTATGAATTTGTATCAATTGACACAGGAGGCGCAGTACTTGGCTGCCCTCCTTGAAACAGAGGAACTAACTCCAGAACTAGAAGCAGAACTGCACATCAATCAATTTCAACTACAAGAAAAGGCATCAAACTATGCAAAGGTGATAGCCAACTACCAAAGCGAAGCGGATCAAATAGATGCCGAAATCAAGCGACTCAAGGCAATGAAAGAAAGCAGAGATAAAAAGGTAACCTGGCTAACAGAAAGCCTCAAGAAAGCGATGCTAGTAAGCGGAATCGAGAAGATAGAAAGCCCACTATTCAAGATCTCATTGAGAAGATCCGAGGCGGTGGAGGTAGAAATCCCCGAGGCTTTGCCGGTAGATTGGCAGGTGAAAAAGGTCACGATAACAGCGGATAAAGTAGCAATCAAAAAAGCAATCAAGGAAGGCTACTCAATCACGGGTGCTAGACTAGTAGAAAACTTCAACCTACAGATCAAATGAAAAAGACAGCAGTAGACTACCTATTTGAAAAACTTTGGGGAATACCAAAAGACAAATTTACCTGGCAAATGATTTTAAATGAAGCAAAGAAAAAAGAAAAGAGGCAAATAATTGATGCTTATGATCAAGGTATTTGTGAGGGGTTTGATTATGGCTACCATAATGACAATCCAAAAGAAGAATCAGGTGAAGAATACTATGAAAAAAACTACGAAATCAAATGAAATACCTAGGAAAAGAAATACAGAGACCAGGAGACCTTGCCCCGAAGGGAATAAGATCTACCTACCAAACAGAAAAACTTCCATTCAACGAAACATTTGAAAGAATATGGCTGCTTGCAAATACCAAAGCCTAGCACCCCTTGTACGGGATCTATATGCTCAAGGCTACACAAGAAATAAGATAGCAGAGATGATGGGGGTCAAGAATATAGTGGTACAGTACATCCTATATAAAATCCTGCTAGTAAACAAGAGCAATCCAAGATCCAACTTGATGGAAATACTACCAAAGGATCAGGTTAACAGGATAATAAACCTTTCCTGTTGGGGCTACAATAACTACGAGATAGCCGAGGATTTAGATTTGCCCGTGAAGAATGTCACTCTGGTGATCAAGGAAGCACGGAATAAAAAATTAATTCAAAAATTTTGCTGAAATATTTTGTTTTCTAATTTATTCCTAAGATATTTGATACATCATTTAACTCTAACCCCTTCACAGTATGAAAACTTTGACAAACAGATCAGGCAGCAAGGCAGTAAAAATCAGCAAAGATGCCACAGGAAAATTCAGAGCATTTTATGTTCAGTTCTTTCAAGGCATGGATCAGGTACTACTATCCAAGGACTTCTCAAGTATCAAGAATGCAGAGAAGTGGGCTGCTAAAATCCTTAACTAATCACAGCCCTTCGGGGCTTTACCTTCTACACCAATGAAAAAAGCACTTCAAATCACAGGAAAAATCATCTACTTTATCGTAGCCATGTCTCCAATCTTTGCCCTAGGCTATATGCTAGGGATGAAACTTTAATCTAAACACCAAATCACCTATGGAAAATTTCAAAATCAAAATCACACAAACTCAGGAAGTAGAGAGCGAAGTCTCAATCCCAAAGTACTTCACCTTGAATAAGTACTATCACTACAAACTGCTCTCAGATTCGGCAGTCATAGCAGTCAACTACTACACGGATAAACTTGATAACTTGGTAGCCCTTGAATTGTGGCCATCTATCAAGGTGGAACATATTAGATATGTTACCTACATTCTAAAGAGTGATAACCTAGAAGAGATCACAGAAGAGGAATTCACTTCACATCTAAATGCTGCTAAAAAATTAATCTACTCGCTATGAAATCCACAGACTCACAGACTGCCTTGATCAAGGGATGGCTATTAAATGGCTACTCGATCACTCAACTAGATGCACTTAATATGTTCGGCTGCTTCAGGTTATCCGCAAGGATTGCCAACCTGCGAGAGGAAGGGCTTGACATTGTCACCGACATGGTGAATGTAAACGATAAACGTATAGCAAAATACTACCTGAACAAATGACCAGAGAAGAAATAATCACCGAACTAAATCACAGGTCTACCCAGAAGTACTTGGTGTATTTAGCCCTGCAAGAGATCATGCTAGACTACTATGAGGATGTCAAAATGCTGAAGTTCTTTGACCTGGATCTGCAGACTAAGCACAAGAACATGATCAATGCTTTAAAGAAAAAGTCTACTCAGGCTTTTAGATACCTTGAGGGGTACGATAATGG